CCTCCGGACGTGACGCATCCGACGATCAACAACGCCGTGTTTCTCGCGGAGACGATCTCTCGGTCGGGTCTGTGGGCGACGATGAACCGCTTCCAGCAGCTGGTCGTCGGATGTCGTGAGTATTGGCAGCGGGTGCACGTGAGCGCCGACGGTCGCCTGACGTTCCGTCCTGTTGCGCCCGACATGACCATCGCGCGGTCGTTCGCAGACCGTCCCGACTACCCGGTGTCGGTGCATGAGCTGCGGGAGCGCCTGGACGAGAAGGGGGAGACTCGGTGGACGTGGGATGTCCTCGATATCTCCAACCCGGAGAACCCGATCTACGAAGTCCGCGCCTACATCGACGGCGGCAAGGTCGGGGAGGACCTGAGCGCGATCTACTTGGGCGGGAGCTACTCGGGTGCCGCCTACCCGTACCGTCGGAACGACGGGCGCCCGATTCTGCCCTATGTTCTGTACCATGCGGAGCGCATCGGAGACCGCTTGTGGGACGCGTGGGAAGGCGTCGAGGTGGTTGAGGGTAGCCTCAACATCGCCGTGACCTACTCGATGCTCTTCCACGCCATCAAGGACTCGTCCTGGCCCCAGCGCTACATCGTCGGCGCGGAGCCGCAGGGCGGGACCATCCAGGGCGACGTCGCCTCGGCACGGCGCGAGGTCGTGAGCGACCCCGCTACGGTGCTCATGCTGCGGGCGGTGGACGAACAGCAACCCGTCATAGGACAGTGGCAGGCCGGGGCCGACGTTACCGCCCTCGAGCAGACCATCGCGGCGTGCGCCAACCGCTTGGCTCAGGACGCGGGCGTCTCCCCCGCCGACATCCAGCGGATGGGCGGGACGGCGCGTAGCGGGTACGCCATCGCCCTGTCGAATGAGTCTAAGCGGGACGCGCAACGGTCCTACGCGCAGTCGTTCCGGGCCTCGGACGAGCAGCTCGTGATGACCGCGGCGATCTTGCTCAACCGCGTGACGAACACGAAGTACCCGGAAGGCGGGTACTCGGTACAGTACCGCTCCATTCCGTTGTCCGGCTCAGAGCTCGACGCACGCAGGAAGCACGCGCTGGAGCTCTTGGACGCAGGTTTGATGACCCGCGTCGAAGCTCTGCGCCTGTTTGACGACTCGCTCACCGAACAGGACGCCGCGGCGATGCTCGCCGAGATCGACGCGATGAACAAGGCGCGCGAGCTCGAGCACGAAGCTGCCGAAGAGGCCGACGTGGAGGAGGATGGCGACGCCCCGACCTCCGAGGAAGAGATGGCGCCCACGTCCGAGATGGACGCAGGAGAGGCGAGTGCCGATCGTCAGTGAGCGCCAGCGCCGCTACCTGGCGGCGACGCACCCGGACGTGTTGCGCCGCTTCCTCGAGGAGGGGGCCCGCGCAGGGTTCCGCGCGCCTCCCGCAGTCGCCCGCGAGGCGAAGCGGGGCCTAGAACTGCGCGAGAAGTTCAACCGTGGCGGCACGCCCATCGGGGCACGTCGCGCAACTCAGCTCGCCAACCGCTCCGTGGTCTCCGTCGAGACCATCCGGCGCATGGTGGCATTCTTCGATCGACATGAGGTCGACCTTGAGGCGCCAGCGGCGCGTCCTGGTCACCCCGGCTACCCATCCGCGGGTCGGATCGCCTGGCTATTGTGGGGCGGAGACTCAGGACGCGCTTTTGCACGGCGCATCTTGCGGGCCTACCAAGCAACCCGCAAGGAGTGACCATGCCCGACGAGACCGTGACCCCCGACGATGTCGGCACTTCGCGTGCCGAGGACCGCATCCGCGCTCTGTCTGCCGAACGCAAGCAGCTCCGCGAGAGCTACGCTGAACTTCAGAGCCGTTTCGACCAACAGGCAGAGCTCGTGAAGCAGGCCGACACCTACAAGGCGACCGCCGCCGAGTGGGAAGCCAAGTTCTCGCAGGCGCGCACGCAGTGGGACACGGAGCGCGAGCTCTTCTCCCGCGGCATCACCGACCAGGAGGGGATGGACTTCGTGCGTATGGCGTACGATCGCCTCCCCGCGGAGGGGCGTCCACCTCTCGGTGAGTGGCTCGCCGGCGATAAGCTCCCGAAGGCAGTGCGCGCGTACATGCCCGAGGGCGGAGCGCCTCCCGCGCCTTCCGCTCCCCCGGCGCCGCCTCCTCCCGCCGCCAACGCGGGCGCGACGAATGCCCCGAAGGGTGCCCCGTCGCAGTATTCGCCGGAGGCGATCTCGCGCATGAGCCCCGCCGAGTACAAGGCCGCACGCGCGGCGATCCTCGGGCTGGACCGCTAGCAGCTGGACGCGTGCGCGTAGCCTACAAATGCGGTAGGCTACGCGTACCCGTCGGGTCGAGCCCCGTATCAGCGACGCCGGGATGACGAGAAACCATCATCTCAGAGGTACGCCACAATGGCTCTCACCGAATACTCGACTCTCTCTGGCAACGCCCGCGTTGCCGCCGTCCTCGCTCAGGAGATCGTGCTGAAGCTCGCCGACCGCGCGAGCCTGCACAATCACTCGAGCCTGATCAACTTCGGCAACATGGCCGGGCGCGGCTCCGCGGCCCTCCAGGTGCCCATCGTCGGCCTCGACGGGTCGGACCTGTTGAGCTCCGCCGCCGACGGCGCGGTCGTGGCGAACACCACGCTCACCTCCACCGCGGCCACGCTGACCATCGGTCGCTTCGCGCTCCGCTACGACCTCACGGACCTCGGTGGCGCCATCACCGACTCCATCGGGCTGAACGCTCAGCGTCTCGCCGAGAGCATGGTCGGCAGCACGGTCATGGCCTTCCAGAACGCGCTCTGCGACGTGACAGACGGCTTCACGACGACGGCTGGCGTCTCGGGCGTCGACATGAGCGTGGACGACTTCTACTCCGCGCAGTTCGCCCTCACGCTCGCCAGCGTGCCGGGTCCCTACATCGCCATCCTTCACCCCCGCCAGCTCGCTGACTTCCAGAGCAGCCTCCGCGCGGAGTACGGCGCGACTCAGTACGTCATGGCCACGCAGGACATGCTGAACATCAAGGGCCAGGGCTTCGCTGGCATGTTCAACGGCGTCGACATCTTCGTCTCCTCGCGCGTCCCGACGGCAAACGCCGGGGCCGACCGTGCGGGCGCGATGTTCGGTCGCGGCGCCGTCGGCTACGTCGAGGGCTCCCCGTTCCCCATCGTCGGCGCTGCTGGCGTGGTGACCCCGGCGGGCACGCCTGTCGTCGTCGAGTTCGATCGCGTCGTCGGCGGTGGTACCACCTCGATCCTCGCGAGCTACTACCTGGGCATCGGCAAGCTCCAGGACTCGATGGGCGTGTCGATCATCACCGACGCGTGAGCGTCATCATCTAGCTAGGAGAGCACGTGGCCGTCACCTTCACCGACACAACCAACGCCGCCGGACCGACCTTCGCGGGTCGTCCCGCTACGCAGACGGCGGGAGGAGCTCCCAAGCTCAACCTCCCGACGAACGCGCAGTGGTGGTACATATGGCATCCGGCGCGCTGGCAGTGCATCGATGGAGAGTGGCTCCCCGTGCTCGCTCAGCTGCGGGCCACCCCTGGCGTGAACGCCGTCGACAAGGACGGCGACACGTCGGGGGCGGAGACCAAGCTCCGTCGGGAGCACTGGACCGTCATTCCGTGGGACGTAATCGAGGGCGGGTACGTCACCGAGTACGATGGGGTGCGGGGTCCGGTGCGCCTGTCGCGGTGGGAAACCCCGCGCATGGTGGCGGGGCAGGTGGTCATCACGCCCGACGAGGCGGGGTATCGCGAGTTCCTTCGCGGCCTCGTCTCGTCGGGCGTGGTCCGCGCCCCCGATCCCTACACGACCGATGCGATCAAGGAGCGGCAACGCTTCCGCGTCGCTGAGAACTCTAAGCGTGCCGCTAACGACCCCGAAGCCGCGCGCCGCCTCGAGGCCGACAAGGCCCTCCTCGCGCAGATGGACTCCGCTAAGGTGCCGACCGCGCAGTCGCGCAAGGGGCGCGCATGAGCGAGCGCAAGGATATCAGGGACGCCAAGGATCGGTTCGCCGAGACCCTCGTCCGTAACGGTATGCGTCCCGAGCTCGCCGAGAAGAAGGCGAAGGAAGTGGCGCAGAAGCACGACACCAAGAACAGCCGCTAGCCCTCGCTAGCATCGGAGCCCCCGATGGCAGTCAAGACCTCCCAGAACATGCGTAGCGGCGTCGCAGCCGTCGGCTACATCGTCAAGGCCCTCCCCGCCGACCTTCCGGCGAACGCGCCCACCGTGACCTCGGGTACGGGCGTGCCGGCGACGACCGAGCCTAACGGCTCGATCTTCCTCCGCACGGACGGCACGACTGCCGACCAGGCGATCTACGCTCGCATCTCGGGTGCCTGGGTCGCGATGAAGGGTGCCACCTAATGTCGAGCTCCGACACGGAATACGCGCCGCGGTTCTCCATTCCGGAGTTCATCGAGCGTGGTCGCGACAACAAGATCACCGCTCCGGTCTACCGGAACGGTGCGCTAGTTGCGCCCGTGTCGGGCACGGTGTCTGTCTACAAGGCGGACCAGACCGCGGTCGTGAACGCCGCCGTGGTTACCATCGCTGCGAGCGTGGCGAGCTACACGATCCCCGCGGTGTCTATCGGGTCACTCGTCCTCGAGGACGGGTGGCTCGTGGAGTGGACGCTGACGATGCCCGACGGCGTCGCCCACGTCTTCCGGCGAGACGGCGCTCTCGTCCGTCGTCGCCTCTACCCTGTCATCGCGGATATCGATCTTCTCCGTCGTCACCGCGACTTGGGGCAGCTCCGCGAGGCGGGGGTCACCTCGTATCAGGACTACCTCGACGAGGCGTTCTGCATGCTCGAGAACCGCCTGATCGGCGGGGGCAAGCGTCCCTATCTGGTGATGTCGCCTGCGGCGTTCCGCGAGGCGCATGTGTGCCTGTCGCTTCATCTGATCTGGAACGACTACGCCACGTCGGCGGGCGACACGTCGCGGTACCAGCAGCTCGCCGACTCCTACGGTCAGGCGTACGAGAATGCGTGGCAGCAGCTGACGTTCCACTACGACGTCACCGACGAGAACGTCGTCAACGTCGACCGCCGCAACTCGGGTAGCCCGACGCTCTGGCTCAACTCGACGGGTGGGCAATACCCCCTCGGGTACCGAGGCATCCGGTCGTGAAGACGCGCGCAGAGGTGCGTGCTGCCTTCGACGCTCAGGTCGGGGCGCTCTCGGGCTGGACGCGTTCCCGCTTCGCCGCGGACGTCTTCGGGCGCGACGTGCAGGGGCTTATGGGCACGGGCAAGCTCTATGCCGTGGGCCTTGGCGATACGAACAATCGCATGGGCGGCACCGGGAACGGCTACCGCGGTCGCCCTGGGCAGGGCCTGCTAGTCGAGACGTCCGTCATCGTTCGATACGCCTACTCGATCCGCATGAAGGATCAGACCCTTTCCCGCGACGAGGGCGAGGCCGCAGGACAGGAGGTCATCGCCGCCTGCGAGGCGTACAACGCTACGTGGCCGGGTGAGCTCAAGGTTCAGCTTCAGACGGTTACATCGGAAGTGACCGATAGCGGGGAGTGGTTCCTCGGTACGGCGACCTTCCTCGTCCTTCACGCTCTCCCCATCTCCTAGGAGGCTCCCGTGGCTCTCTCCTCTGTGGTCAAGAACTTCCGCGATGGCACGCTGGTCATCTCCGACAACTCGGCTACCCCGATCACCCTCACCGTGCAGTACGAGGCAGGCGACTTCAGCATTTCTGGCTCCAACGAGGGGAACACCGAGGTCACGACGTACCTGGACCGCGGCGAGCTCGGCACGCTCCGCAAGACCAACCGCCTGTTCCCAACCGGGTCGTTCACCGCGCACTTCACGGACATCCGGTCGGCTGAAAAGACCCTGTGGGCGCTCGCCACGTGGTCGGGTCCGTTCGCTGCTGGCGTGTCGTCCATCGTCGGAAGCGACGTGAAGGTCTACAAGACGCTGGTTTGGACGGTGGAAGGCAC